AGGTGTTTTCTCCGCTATCGCCCCGAAAACGATTTATTATAATTTGTAGGGCGAATTGGGGGGATTATAAACAAAAGGAGGAAAACATGTATTGCTTTTGCAAGTTTTGCAGAAACGATACGCAAACAATCGAGCGTGTCTATCATTTTGGTAGATATGCTGGTCGCATTGTGCGATATTGTGAAGCGTGTCAAGCCATCAAAGAGGTAGCTAGTGAGACGGGATCAAAAGACTCGAAAGAGGAAAAGAAGGAAGCATGCGACGTGCCATCATATCATTCCACGCTCTAGGGGCGGAGTGAACGAAGATAACACGACGTACCTCCCCGAAAACATCCATATGCACTGGCATGCAATCTTTGATGATCTGACTATCGAAGAAGTTCATGAGTTCATTGACATCGTCATGACGAGTGGAACTCGATGGACGGGGAGAAAACTTTGCCAACTTCGGGAGACGATCAAGTCTACTGAGGAGGTGGAGATCAACATCACCATCAAGATGAGGAGGAATAGGTGAACAACATCTGCAAGAAGTGCGGCGGCTGGTGCGGTCTGTCTGGGATGTTCGTTGTCCGTGTGAACGGCAAGAACAGCAAGACCTTTCTGTACAAGTGCGGAAAGTGTGGGAACACCCACAAGATCGAGAAGTAAAAAGGCTTTTAGGAGTGTGCCTTCAAACACTCCTACAACTAATGCTTGTCAAAAAATATATGCGTTGCAAAGAATGTGGTAGATCATGCACAAATACTCTTTGTGCTAAACATATGACTTTATTTATTCGTTCAATGTTTGGGAAAACGTCATATCAAAAAAAACTGTTATTCTATAAAATGAAAATATCCTCTTACTCATCATATCGTTTACAATTAGAAAAACAACAACTCAAAGAAAATATTGATTCACTACTTCATGAAGCAAAAAAATGTGTTAATAGAGGACTGTCCACACACTATGATAACTTGTGGATAGAAATTGATCTTAATACAGCCAAATTACTACATATACAGTATAGACTTGAAAATGATTCTTTGCTATAATAAGGGAAGAAGTCAAAAAAACTGATCCTTTTAGAATAAAATACTGCCAACATGCTTTTTGAATATATCTAGCTAGATATTCAAAGGGGTTACTGGCAGTGTTTCCCGATAGAATATCAATCCCGCTCAAAAGGCGGGTATTTTTATTTTTACAGAGTAACATCACAGCGTTTCAGCATAGACAAACATGTTTCTATTGACTGAGCGATCAGGGGTATTACCCTGTAAGAATGCAAATATATATGTGGGATTGTAAACATAAAAATACTACCTTTATTGGCGAATATCCTAAATATAAATATATTATTGATGGGAAAGCTTATAAAGAAATACCAATTGAAGGTGAAACGGTAGAAGTTAGATCATGTGATACATGTGAAGAAACAATTGAGATCACACACGTTAAAAGTCAGAAACCAAACCATACAAAACCAACATACATAAAAGAAAAAATAAAAAATGTTGTAAAAGAATGGAATGACAATACAGGAGCAATCATCCAAAAAACTGTAGGAGGTGAATATTACAAGAACGGACAAAAGGTTTATGACCTAAAAGCCCTAAAAGCTCATATGGAAAAATACAATGCCGTTGAGTATAACGAAATGATGAACGGCTTTGATAAACGTTTCCATCAAATGCAAAAAGACGCTTATAAATTATAAGTCTATGAAAAAGCCAGAAAGAATCAAAAACAAAATAAAAGAACTTGGCCTTGCTGGTGTAAACAAACCAAAAAGAACACCTAAACATCCTAAAAAGTCCCATGTAGTTATGGCTAAAGATGGAGACAAGTACAAACTTATTAGATTTGGACAACAGGGAATCAAAGGGGCAGGGAAAAATCCTAAAACAGATAAAGAAAAAAATAGAAAAAAAGCCTTTCAAGCAAGACATGCAAAGAATATTGAGAAAGGGAAAATGTCCGCAGCTTATTGGGCAAATAAAGTAAAATGGTAAATATAAAGTAGACATATGCCAGCAGGTAGACCAACAATTATGACTGAACAAACTATCCAAGTATTGGAAGCTGCGTTTAGTGTTGGAGCAAGTGACTTAGAAGCATGTTTTTTGGCTAACATTAGCAAAAGTACTTTGTATAATTATCAAAATGAAAATCCAGAATTTTTGGAGCGGAAAGAAATGTTGAAAAATATGCCTAATTATAAGGCAAAAAAGCTCATTGTTCAGAAGATAGAAGAGGGTGATGAAAAGCAGGCAAATTGGTGGTTAGAACGAAAAGGGAAAGATGAAGGATTTAGTCTGAGAACTGAAATGACAGGAGCGGATGGAAAAGATCTTCCTGTACCTATTCTAGGGGTTGCATTAGATAATAAAAACGACTATGTTTCAAATGACAACAGCAACAAGAAAGATCATGAACATGAAAAAGCGGATTCGAGCGATACAGGGTGGGACGTCAGCGAGCAAGACAATCAGCATTCTGCTTTACTTGATTCACTCAGCACAGACTGATGAAGTGCCAACACTTACGAGCATAGTATCAGAATCTATCCCACACCTTAAAAGAGGTGCAATGAGAGATTTTAAGAATATTATGCAAAGCCATAAGTATTGGAGGGATGCAAATTGGAATGCAACTGATAGTATTTATACTTTTGAAACAGGAAGTACGATAGAGTTCTTTTCAACTGATAACGGGGATAAGCTCAGAGGGGCAAGACGAGATAGATTGTTCATGAATGAGTGTAATAACATTCATTTCAATGCTTTTGAACAACTTGAAGTGCGTACTCGTGACTTTGCTATTCTTGATTGGAATCCTTCACATGAGTTTTGGTTTTATACCGAAGTACTTCCATATAGAGATGATGTAGAGCATATTATTCTTACTTATAAGGATAATGAAGCATTAGACCAAAGTATTGTTGAAGCTATTGAACAAAGACAATCCAATGAGCAATGGTGGAAAGTATACGGACTTGGGCAACTTGGAGAAATGCAAGGTAGAATCTATACAGGATGGAGTATCATTGACGATATTCCTCATGAAGCTAGATTAGAAAGAAGAGGATTAGATTTTGGATATAGTAATGACCCTACTGCAATAGTAGATCTTTACTACTATAATGGCGGATATATTATTGATGAACAGCTTTATAGAAAGGGATTATCGAATAAACAAATATCTGACGTTTTAAATAATTGCAAAAACCCAGAAACACTTGTTATGGCAGACTCGGCTGAGCCAAAGAGTATTGATGAGATACGATCGTATGGAATTAATATCAAGCCAGTAGAGAAAGGAAATGATAGTGTGGCTTATGGGATTCAGCTTGTACAAGATAAACAGATCTCAGTAACGAAAAGAAGTACGAACGTTATCAAAGAATATCGAAATTACATGTGGCAAACTGATAGAAATGGCAAATCATTAAATAAGCCAGATCACTTGTTTTCTCACTCAATGGATGCAATACGTTACGCACTTTGTTCTAATAAACAAACACAAAAAGAAAGAAAATCATTTATTCCAAACCATACAGGTGGATACTTACGAAGATAATATATGGATCTAGTGATCAAACCATTAAGAACGCAATCAGGAAATACTAAGAATATTTCACTTTATAATCCACCTAAAGAAATCCGTGATAAAATATCGGATATTTATCGTGATTTTGCGATTGCTGATCTTATTCGTAAACAAACATACGAAGAGTTTGATTATAGATCATTAGAAGATGTTATTTTTGATGGACAACTACGGTATAACGAAAACAAACCATCTAAAAACTCTGACCCATCTGATGCATGGAAAAGTGATATTGTTCGTCCATATACAAGAAACAAAATACGTGCGATTATCTCGCAAGTTACGCAAGTTGTTTTATATCCTGATATTGTTGCTCAAAATGATAAAGATGAAGAAGATCGAGACATGTCAGAAGTTATGAAAGACATTGTCGAGTATATCCTAGAATCTGATAACTATTCTGAAAAATTTGTTGATCTTGTGACTGACATGGTGACAACACCTGGTGTTTTTGTATATCAAAATTATTCTTTGGTTAAAAGAAAAATAAAAGACATTATGGCTTCTGGTGACTATGAGATTAAGGAAGTCGTAGATGAATTGTATAGTGGTTTTAAACTTCTTGTTGTACCTACTGAGGACATTTATATTGGTAATATTTATGAGCCAGTTTTACAAAAACAACCTTTTCTTGTTTGGTCTCGTATCATTGATTATACAGAAGCGGAAGCAAAGTACGGGCATTTAGATGATTTTAAATTTGTAGAAGGTGGTAAACGAACAGGATATGATTTTGACAAAGATACGTTCTTTAATGTCGAAGATGAACAGCTTGCTGGTCGACTAGTGGTAGAAGAAATTTATTACAATAGAAGTGCTGATCTTGAGATTGTTCTTGTAAATGGTGTTATGGTACATGGAGATCCAGAAAGACCTTTACAAAGAAAAGACAAACAATATCCTTTTGCATTTGGTGGTTATGAACGAATCAGTTCAAGATTTTTCTATTATAAGTCTCTCGTTGAGAACCTTAAGGGTATTCAAGATGAACTTGATACTATGCATAGAATGGTAATTGATGGAACATACCTACAAATCATGCCACCTCTTGGGGTTTATGGGGAGAATACCCTTGATAATACGGTATTTATACCAGGCTCAGTACATGACTTAGGGGCAGATACACAAGTCTCTCCAATCAATGCTGGTATTAACTTGAATGCTGGGATCTCTATGCTTCAAAAACTAGAACAAGAGGGAGCAGAAGTATCAGCAGGAGAACTTGCTAGCGGGTTACCTGTACCAGGGGACAAAACAAAATTTGAAATCGGCCTTGTTCAACAAAATGCAACTATTAAGCTAGGATTATTTGGAAAACGTATTTCTTTCATGGTTAGAGACATTGGAAGACTCATTGTTAATTGTGCGACACAACACATGCCATTCACTGAAATCATGGAGCTAACAGGTGGGGAAATTCAAATAAAGTTTTCAAATATCCTCTTGAAAGACCGTAATGTGGATGGGAGAGCAATGAATAGACGAATTGAGTTTTCTGATGATTTTCCTATCTCAGAAGAGGGACTCAAAGACTATGAATACGATCTTCTAAAGAAGACAACAAAATACGAAAACGGGAATCTTATTCAAACATCTTCTATCTATATGGTTAATCCAGAAGCATTTAGAAGAATGAAATATCTTGTTAAAGTAGAACCAGATTTTATAAGTAAAGATTTAGACGCACAAAAGAAGATAGCTTTTTATCGTGAAGCAGTAAGAGATCAATACGCAAATAAACAAGAACTTTTCAGAAACTTTGTAAAGGCGTTTTACCCTGGTGAAGAAGATCGTTTTGTTTTAAAGGCTGAGGATGTACAGAATACTCAACAGCCAGGCAAACAAGCAGACCA